TTGCCGCCGTCCACTGGGAACTCAACGACGACGGGCCAGCGGTAGGTGACCGACTGGGAGCGGAGCTGGAGGGGCATGGGTTGGAGTGCAGTGGTTCAGGCTCGGCAGCCTGATCAGGTCAGGGCCAGCGAAAACTCGTTGTTGCCGGCCGTGGTGGGCAGGAACACGCAGGGGAGGTTCAGCATGATCACGCCGTTCATATCCCCGTAGCTCGGGTTCGTGATGTCGGTCTGAGCGCCGGTGAACACCGCGCGATTTCCGGCGGTGGTGCCGTGCGTGAAGGTCAGGTTGCCGGTGGTGGTGCCGGTGGCGATGCTGAAGAAGTCCTTGGTGGCGATGGGCACCGACTCGATCATTACCTGGCCGCTGGGTTTGCGGTCGGTGATGAGCACCTCTTTGGTGCAGCCGATCAGCTCGCGGTATTGGATCTCGTTGTTCATCGCGAAGGAGAACGACGACAGGCAACCGGAATAGGAGAACAGACTGAAGGCCGTGGTGTTGCCGCTGGTGAAGATCAACGGGTCAGCTTGGTTGCCGTAGGTCACAGCGCCCACGGCGGTGTCAGTGGGGGTGCTGTAGATCCCGGTGCCGGTGAAAGAGATCACGGGGATCTGGCCAAGCTCGCCGGTGATCTCGAAGGTGCCGCGCCAGCCGGTCACGGCATGTTTGATGCCATCCGCGAAGTAGTAGATGGTGGCGCTGGAGAAGCTGGAGCTCACCGGGGCGTAGGTGACGCTCGTTGATGCCACGGTTGTGGCCGCTGTGCCGCAGGCCAGCATGGCGGGGCCCCAGCGGGGGGCGGTGCCAGCGGTGCCACTGCCGGCCAGTTCCACCTCGAAGTTGCACTGCACCTTGATGTTGGCCAGCAGCTGGGTGGAGGCGCCCAGGTAGGGGCGAATCAGGTCCCGGCTCACCACGTCCGCGTCGATCGGCGAGACATCCAAGCTGCGCACGGTCAGCGCATCGCTGCCGGTCGGAGTGGCATCGGTGTTGTAGACCGATTCAGCCTTGATCAGGATCGTCCGCTTTCTGGTCAGGAAGGGCATCGGTCGGCTCGGTGGGGTTGGGGGCGGGAGCGGTGCGGGCGATCAACGTCCGCCTTCCGGTCTTCGGGTCCAGCAGGTATTCCCCGCCTTGGCCCGCGAACTCGTCTGGAATCAGGCTAGGAACCTTCATTGGGTCAGATCAGCGGTGAGCGTCCTGAATGGCACGCGATAGCTCAGGCTAAGAATGCCGATCTCCCCCGGCTCGCCTTTCCACTCGCTGGGGCCTGGGTCGATCGAGTGGGTCAGGCCGCCGAGGGTGCGGTCGGCCATCAGGCGGGCATGGGCATCGACGCGGATCGGGTCAGCCAGGGTGCTCAGCGGGGAGCCGCTGATCAGGATGTCCACCGACACGGTGATGGTGTAGTCGGTGAAGGGCAGCGATGTCAGCCCTGGCTCCTCCCCCAACGGCTCCACCACCAGGCACGGCATCTCGTTGCGGGCCACCGCTTCCCACCTGTCCCGGAACACCCTTGAGCTGATGCCAGCAGTGGGGGTTAGCGCTGCCTCGATCGCCGCCAGGATCCGCTCTGACTTGCTCAACGTCACGGCTTCGCCTCCACATCAACATCAGAGCGCCGCCGGCGGCCCAGCCCCAGCATCCGCCCAGCGGCAGGCAGCGCACCTTGGATGGGCGATGGCACCAGCACGCCTAGGGCCCAGTTCCAGCGGCTCTCGCAGGCCACCCAGGGCGATGGGGCGCGGTACTCGCAGATTCCGATGTAGCCAGCCAACATGGCAGCGGTGACCCAGCTCACTTGCCCACCTCCCGCTCGATCGCGGCCGGGACAGAGAGCCTGAGCTGAAACATCGTGGCCAGAGCCGGGATCCCCACCGCCAACACCAGGCCGATACCGGCGATCTGCGCCAGGCGGGTTTCGAGCTGGCGTTGACGGGTGAACAGGGCGTCAAGGTCTTTGGTGATCCTGGCCACGTCCTCCTTGCGCTCGGCCATAATCGCCAGGATGCTATCGATCTTGGCGCCCAGCTCTGCCAGGCGAACATAAATATCGCGGTGGCTTACGTCCTCAGGTGGCATGGCTGGTGTGAGGGGATAGCTCATTCTGGCGAGAGTGCCGACACGAAATCAGCCGGGAGATTGCACACCTCAGCCGCTGCTACCAGTTCAGCCACGGTTTCGGGGGCCACGGGCGCCGCACCGCAGACCGCCCGCCAGCAGCCACGGAAGTCGGTCACGCTGTCGTTGCTCCCTGCACGATTGAGCTGACCTGATCAACGGTGGCCTTGACAGCAAGCTGCGTATCCAGGTTGGCGCTGGCCATGCCCACCGCCGCACGGACATTGGCGGCGGTCAGGATGGCGGTGCCGGTGGTGTTGTCCGTAGCTACACCCAGCGCCACCGATGATGCAGCGGGAACTGACAGGGTGCCGGTGAACTCGCTGGACGGACCGTAGACCGTGGACTGGCGCACATTGGCAACCACGGGGTACCCGCCGCTGGGCATGTTGTCAGCGGTGTAGAGGTTGCGCTTAGTGCTGCCGCCACTGGTTGAAACCTCCATATAGGTGGGAACTTGTGTCGGAGCCCAGCGCCAAGATTGCGCTTGGACCGGGTTGATGTTTCCCGATGCGCCAAGCAGGAAGGGGCCGGAGAGGCGGGTGACTTGTGTTATGGAACCTTGGCCGATTGCAGGGGCGTTGGCGCTGGATTGACAAGTTCCGTTGACAGTAAGGGTGCCAGTTCCCGAATTGTTGATGCCTGCCGCAGTGGCATTGGTACCGCCAATCACCATGCCTGAGTTCATTGTGACGTTTGCTGCGCCAATAATACTTAATCCATAAGAGTTAGTGTTGCCGCCGCCTGTTATAGTCCCAGACACTGAAACCGTTGCGGCGCCTGTTATTGTTATTCCAGTGGTGCCAATGTTGGAAGATCCCGTGATGTTGCCTGTAAAAATTAGCGTTCCACTGCCTGATACTTCGAAACTTCTAAGATTGTTATACGCGCCGGTCATCGAGATGTTGCCGGCCCATGTCAAGGTTCCAGCTGTAGAAAAACTTACAACAGCGTACTGTGCATTAGCGTTACTAGAATAATTTGCCGTAACTCTTGCCGAAGAACCCAAGCCTAGGCTGGGCGTTTGTATGCAAGCTGTCGATGTTGCGCCATTAAGCACTCCGTTGGCATTGCTGCAAGTCAAGTCGCAGCCATTCAGCAGCGAAAACGTGCCGCCCACGGTGATACCGGTGCCGCTGGCATTGCTGATCGCCTGCACCGTGCGGGTGTCGCTGATCGTGACCGTGAAGGTGTTGGCAAACGCCACATCACCCGATCCCGGTACCACGCCGCCAACCCACGTTGCGGTATTGGAGAAATCACCAGATGCAGCAGCGCGAATGTCAGCCATGCTCAGATCCTCGCGTTGACGAATGTTTGCCCAGCGGCTTCCAGTGCCTCCAGGAACTGCGCCAGGTCTGGATCACTGGCTGCTGCCTGCCCAGCGTCTCCGTAGACCAGCACCGACTGACCCTCAGTGAGCACTTCCGGCCCGTTCTGCCCGTCTCGATAAGGTGTCAACGTCACCGCAATCGAAAGCGCCATTCGGTCATCCCTCGGGGTCGTTGACATTGCCAGCGACACGCTGAGGAGGTCATAGGTGACACCACCAATCTGGGGCGGCTGTGGGTTTTTAATTGCCATGGTGATGGGGGGGTTTAGGAGTAGGTGAGCGATGCCCGGTTGCTCCAAGCGCCGGAGCCTGTAGCGGTCGTCTGTAGGACTCCCAGAGCGGTGTAGGTGGTGCAAATGACGGTCCACCCGGTTGCGCTCTCAGCCGTGCCAGCCGCCGCCCGCCCGACGTAGATCGTCGTGGTGGCACTGGCGTCGATGCGAACGGCGCTGGAAGTGCCACCGCCGCCACCAGAAACAGCAGCAGTGGAAACAGCCGTAACGCGGCCCGTGGCATCGACAGTCACCACTGGCACCAGCGAACCGCTGCCGTAGCTGCCTGCCGTCACGCCGCTGGAAGGCAGTCGTGCCGCCGCCAGGGTGCCGCTGCCGATGTTGCTGGCGTTGGTGGTGTCGGTGGTGGCGCTGGCGGCCAGGCCCGTAATCGTGCCGACCGCCTGCGTGCCCGTATGCGTTGCTCGATCTCGTAGTTGAGCGTCGGTCGCGTTAGCAGTAGCCCCGCTGGCGATGCCATCCAATTTGGCCTTGGCCGCCGATGCAGCCCACCAAGCGGCAATGGCCTGAAACACTCGCTGGGGAGTGAATGCCAAGCGCGTTGTGGAACTGCCCGCCTCGGCTTCGGCCTGGGTGGCGGTGGCTGCGCTCCATTCGCGGGCATCGCTGAGGCGGCTGTCGCTGGATCCCACGGCGTCTGTGACGCCATAGCCGCTGAGCGTCGTAGGCGTGCCGGTGATAGTGGAGAACGCTTGGGTGTGCGCCGTGGGAGTGCGGGGGTCGCTCAGCCTGGAATCGCTGCTAGAGACTGCGCCTGAGACATCAGCAACGGCCAGCGCCACCGCTCCAGTTCGCCCCGCCACTGACTGCACCGGGGCCGCCGCTGCTGCCTCCGCTGCGGTGGTGTAGGTGGGGTGAGGATCGGCTAGGGCAACGTGCGCCGCTACTGCCGCGCTGGCCGTCCCTGTGGCGTCCGCGCCCACCTGGGCAGCCGTGGGCATGGCGTGGCGGTGGTCGCTGCGGCTGCCTGTCGAGGCGGTGCCAGCGGCTGCAGTGCCGAGGGCTTGGGGGGTGGCATCGCTCAGCGATGCGCCGCCAGTACCTGGATCGAACGGCAGGTCATTGAATGCCGTGCCGGTGATGGTGGTTTTATCAGCCGAGACGACGCCATCGCCCGTCTTGCTGCGGCCAGTGGCGCGGCCTGTTGTTGCGTCTTTTTCGTTCCACTTCTCGCCCTCCAGCAGTACCGGATTGCTTGCCGTGACGGCTGCCAGGGTGCTGAACAGCTGGCGAACTCGGGTGGACTGGGACTGATAGGTGGTCATAGGAAGTCACCGTCCAGGATCAGAACAGGGACTTGATCTGCGGAAACCTTTACCAACGGCACCCGGCAGAACGTCCCGTCGTCGAAGCGCTGCGGCTGGGTTTCGCACTTGTAGCTGGTGCCATCCACCGTGATGGCATCGCCATAGCCCAGGCTGCCGAAGGTGGCCGTCGGGACGGTCAGCAGGTAATCGATGATGGTGAGCTCGCCGCCGAGGATGATCTCGGAGTTTTGGTCGAGATACCCCTCGCCAGAAACGGCCCCGGCCGTTACCGGCTTGGCGTCCATTCCTAGAAAGGTGGAGGGGTCCTCGATCCAGGCCATCAGGTGGACACCTTCGCCTTGCGGGTCGGCTTGGGCTCAGGCGGCAGCTCGGTGGTGGCCTTGCCCAGGCGGACAAGGATCGCCGCGTCGTCGCTGCTCACGTCGTAAACGGCTCCAGCCTCAAGGGCCTGGCCGCTGGCGATGGTGTTGCGGGTGGCAAGGATCTTCATAGGGGAAAGGGGCGGCAGGTGCCGCCCCGGTCAGGGTCGAGAGCCTGAGGCCCTATCAGCTGGTGGTGACGTCCAGGCAGGCGGCAAAGGCCTTGGCGTCGCGCACCGCCACGTCGTAGGTCACGATGCCCCGGACGCTGGTGAGCGCCTTGGAGAAGTCATCGCTGTCTTCGCCCACGGTGATCTCAAGGCCGTTGCCCCAGAGGCCCACCATGGCCTGGCTGTAGTCGCCGATCAACACCGCCGAGCAAGTGCCGCTGGTGCTGCCCTTGGTCAGGGTGCTGGGGACCTGGTTGGTGACGTAGATGGGGTAACCATTCACCACCGAAGGAGTGGCGCCGCGGCCGATGGCCAGCAGGTTGTCGTTCACCAGGAAGGGGCCATCGCTGGAGGATGAACCACCGGCGCGGAGCTTCTTCAAGTTGCCCATCACCTTGGCGTTGGTGATGTAGCTGACCGAGTTGCGATCCACCGGCACGTTGTCGATGGTGAGCTCGGTTTCCAGGTTCACCAGGGTTTCCAGGGTGATGGCGCCACCGTTGGTGCCGATCGCCACCGAACCGATGCCGCTGGTCTGCATGATCCCGGTGGGCTGGCCACTGGAGCCAGAGCCGTTGAGGATGCCCAGGTCCATTGCAACGTTAATGCCGTCAATAAGGTCAGTCCTGACCAAATTTTCAATCCCCGGCGTGGCCTGGAGAAGCGTTTGGCGGCTGTACTTGGACAGCGCGGCCAGGTTCTTCGGCGAGAGAGTTACTTGGTCAAAAGTGCTCTCACTTTGCGTCACCTGGCTAGTCTGCGAGCTCAAATAGTAGGTGGAAGCCACACCAGAACGACGGGGAATCGCCACGTTGCCCTGCAGGCCAGGCATGGTGCGAACACCAGCGGCGAGCATCACCGAACGATTGCGCAGGAACTCGATGAAATCCTGATCCAGCAGATCGGTTTGCACCAGGTTGCCGCCGGTACCTGCCGAGCTAGTGACGTAGGTGGCTCGGGTCAGAGCAGAGAAGGGAATGAAGAAAGCCCGCTCGGCCGAAGGGGCGCGGCCCATCGACTTAGCGACTTCGGCGCTCATTTCGCGCACCAGGCCGGCTTCGTAGGAGCTCCAATCACCAGACAGAGCAGCACGGATGCCGGCGGTGATGTTGAAGCGGGTGGCGTCGCGCTGGTCCATCTCAACCGGCTTGACGGTTTCGACGGGCTTGGCGCTGATCTTGTCAAGCACCGCGGCGCGGGCTTCGTCAATGCTGCGGCCGTTTTCGATCAGGGTGGTGCCCAGATCCTTGAGGCCGTGACGCTCGGTCAGGGCGTTGATGCTGGCAATGCGGGTGCGCTCGGCGTTGGCGGCTTGTGCAGCCGCTTCCGCCCGCACAGCCTCGATGTTGAGGTTGTCTTCCATGGCAATAGGGGAAGGTAGAGGGGTCGGGGTTGCGGCTGGGGCCGCTCCATCGGTGTCGAGCTTTCGCCCGATGCCAATGGTTGGATCGGCAGGGATGCCGACCACGGACACTTCGTAGGGGCTCCACGAAGTGGCGACAAAATTGTCGCCGCGCTCTTCCATCTGGTTGATGGAATAGCCGACCGAGACATTCCGTAGAACGCCATCGGCCACGTCGGTCATCACCTCCTGCGCAAACGCATTACGGCTGAACTTGACCGACACCATGCCGCGCATCTTTGCGTCGTCAATCCAGGCACGCTGGACCACGCCGATCACGCGCGAGGGGTCATGGTTGAACAGGACCGGGGCGCCATCGGACAGGCGGCCCAGGTCAACGGCGCCGCGCTCATGGCTCAGCACTTCGTTGCCGAAGTAGCGCTGCACCGGGTATTCGCTGGAGAAGCTGAACTCCATCGTGCGGTCCTCGCTGCTGATGGCCGCACCATCCAGCGACGCCGCGCGGCGATGGGTCTGGCCCTCCAGGTCACGCATCAGATCCATTACTCTCCCCGTCTTGGTTCAGGCTAGGAACTCCGGTTGGATCGCTCGTAGTGGCCAAGCCGGTTGGGTCGGCAGAGCCGCCTTGCATGTCGTCGGCGGGGTTGGAGTCAAAATGCAGATCAAGCTCTTCAGCCCGGTCCACCTCGGCCTTGCGTGCGATCAGCAGCTCTTCCAGGTCGCCGCCCTGCTCGGCCACCACCTGGGCCTGGGTCTTGGTGCCCGAGCGGATGGCCAGATTGTCGGCTTGGGCATCTTTGAGCGGGTCGATGTAGCTCCAGCCGCGGGCCATCCACCGGCAGGCGCAGAAGCGGTCCGGTGCCAGGTCGTAGGTCGGCAGGCTCAGCGCGCCGCTGAGCACGGCGGCCTCGATCCAGCGCTCGAACACCGGGGTCAGCAGCTCGTCGATCAGGTACTGCTGCAGCACCTTCCAACAGTCGCGGTCTTCAATCTGCGCCAGGCGGGAGCTTGAATAGTTAGACATCGAGTAATCGCCGGACAGCGCGGCGTAGTTCACGCCGATGCCGCTGGCGAAGGCCCGCAGCATTCCCCGTACGAACGGCTCTAGCTGGCCATCCGGTGCGTTGATCTGCGGCACCTCCACGGACTGGCCAGGAAACAGCGTTTTAAACATGCCTGGTTCAAAGGTGGTGACGTGCTCGCCGTCAATCACCTCTTCTCCGTAGGTGTCGCCAGCGCCTTCTGGGCTGGTGATGAATCCCATCAACGCCGACGCTGCCCGGGCCCGCACCAGGGCCGCTTGCTCATAGCCAGCTAGGTGGTGGAGTCGCTGAATGCCAGCGGCAAACCACGACACGCCCCGGGTCTGCGCTGGCCTTTCCTGCAGGTAAAGATGGATCACCTCACTGGCTGGCACCAGCAGATGGCGGGCGCTGGGGTTGTGGCCGCCTAGGGCCGTGTCGCCCGGGTGCTTGGCCAGGAAGGCATACCGAACAGGCCGCCCCCACTGGTCCACCTCCACGCCCATGCGCCATTCATTCCCCGGCACCGTGCTGCCGCCGGTGTAATTCTCGTCAAGCTGGTCAGACTCGAACACCTGCAGCGCCAGCGGCACCCGGCCGCCACCGAAGGCTTGCGGCACCAGCCTGATCAAGATCTCGCCGCTTTCGACCATGGCGCCCATCGCCATGCGCTCGATCTGGTGCAGGTTTAAGCGGCCGGCAACGTCACAGGTGGCCTTGCGGGTCCACTTCTCCCAGGCCGCTTCGATCTGATCATTCACCACCTGATCCAGACGGCCGCCGCCGCGCTGCATCCGAACCTGCATCTGCAGCCGGATGCCGGTGCCGACCACGTTGTTGGTGACCAGCGACTTCGCGCGTTTCGCGTAGTCGTTGTCCCGCACCAGCTGGCGGGCCCGGTTGCGCAACCTGCTGATGCTGCCCTTGATCTCGCTGTCGGCGCTGCTGCCGCCGCTCACCCAGTCAGCCGTGAGGCGTGAAATGTTGGCACCGGCATAGGCGCGGCGCTTGGGAGGTTCGACTGCTGCGGGCTTGCGCAGGCCCAGCCGTTCACGAATTGAGAAGCCCAGTCCGAACGCCATCAGCCAAACCTCACGAACAGATTGCGCGGATCGCCCAAGCCATTGGCCATCCGCTGCGCCGCTTCTTCCTTGGCCACGTCGGCCTTCAGGCGGTTCTCCAGTTCGATCAGCTCGGCCAGGCTGAACCGCTCCAGCTGGCGGGATCCGATCGTGTAGCGCTTCACCGCGCCGCCGCTGATCAAGCTGCGGATGGCGGCCTGCACCGCGTCAAGGTCTTGCCGCGCCTGGCTGCGGCCATCGAAGGCGGCAGGGGTGCCGGTGTAGTTCAGGGCCGCCAGCACCGTGAGCGACCCGGTGCCGGTGGTGATCGCGTTGGCGCCGTTGGTGGCCCGGGCCTGCCAGTACCAGGCACCGGCGGCCAGGGTGGCGGAGCTGGTGGCGCTGATCGTCGTCTGCCAGCCGCTGCCATAGCTGGTGCTCGCTACGGTCAAGCCGCCGGTGGCACCAGCGGTGGCCGAACGCAGGAAGTACGACAGCGACCAGGCCGCGCTGGTGACGGCATTGCCCAGGCTGTCGGTGGTGGCGTCGTCGCGCCATGCCACCGTGTCACCGGCGCGAATCGTCGCAGGGATCGTCATGGCTCAGGCTAGGCAGCCTGATCTCACCAGTTTGTCAGGAATGATGGCTGCGCCGGTGTTGCCCTGGCCTGGCGTTGGGGGGTCGCGGCTGGCTTGGCGAGCTGGGCTTCCAGCTGATCCCACATCGTGGCCCGGTTGTAGCGACGAGCCACCAGCTGCAAGGCGGCATAGGCCATGCGCGTGCAGTCGCCGGCTTCGTCTCGGGAGCCAGGGGGTAGCACCCAGCTGTAGGTGGTCTGGCCTTTGTCGCGCTTTGGCATTCGCTTCCAGGGGAACAGCTCAGCCAGGAATTGATCGGTGCTGGCCATGCCGAAGTGCAAATAACCGGGGCCCGGTTGTTC